ACTGCGGTACTGACCGGATTCTTCTTCTCGATCTTCCTGACACAACCGGTGACAGCGTACCTCGTTCACAAGCTGGAGCTGGTGTCAGACGACTACCTGCTCTGCGGTGTCGCTTTCGTGCTGGGTCTGACGGCCATGAACCTGATTCCTGCCGCGAAGGCTGTACTTGGGCAGTTCGTTGCAACGCGAGGCACCTGACATGAACATCATCCTTACGGGCATGGATGCCGTGTTGTGCATCTTCGTGGTACTGGCTGCGCTGGAATACCTGCGTGCAGTCGACTTGCTCAAGCATCCAGTCCTTGCCATCGCGTTCTACCTGGTCGCCATTGGCGCCTTCGGCCTGATCGGCGAAATGATCCGTGGTGCAAGCGCCTCACTGTTCACTGTGACGTTGCATAGCGGTGTCGTCCTGTATGCCTGGGCCCGCCGCCGATACATCTTCACGCAGGATTGGAGTTGGGGTGGGGAAGAGCGACGAAGAGGTTATCAACCCGTCAGACACATGGCCAAAGCAAAGCATCCACCGCGCAACCCCTAAGGAGTGACCCATGCAACTGATCGACAACTGGAAACAAGCGTTGAGCATGACCAGCGTTCAGGCGGGCGGCGCTATTGCGGTTTTGGGTATCGCTGAGCAACTGCTGCCGCAACTACAGGCCGTGCTGCCACCGATTGCCTATGGCGTGTTGGGCCTGCTGGTGATGGTTGCCCGGGTGATTCTTCAGCCGAAGCTGAGTAAGTAGGGCGCCAGGATGACTAGGTGTAGCCATGATAAAGATCGATGCCCGCACCAATGTGGAAGAACTTTCTAAGGCGCTGCGCACCTTGGGTAGCAAGCAGATCCCTTTCGCTTTTGCCCTCATGGCTACGCGTCTGGCAATGCTTGTTAAGCAGGGAGAGCTCTCAGTGATGAGGGCCCGCCTTGATAGGCCGACCGCCACCACCATGAACAGCCTTTATGTGAAGGCAGCCAAGAAGGGTAACCCTGAGGCGCGTACATTCTTCAAGGATGCATGGACATCTGGTGTGCCGGCTGACACCTATCTACAGCAGTCAGTGAAAGGTGGTCGTCGGCCGCATAAGCGTTTCGAGAAAGCACTGATCGGCAAAGGCATCATGCAGCCAGGGCAGTACGCAATCCCAGCCGCATCAGCGCTCAATCAATTCGGCAACGTACCGCGCGGCACGATCATGAAGATCCTGTCTGGCCTGGGTGCGGCCGAGACTGTCAGTGGTGTGCAGGCCAACGCAACAGGCAGCAAGCGCAGCAAGCGCAAGGGTAACGCCCAGAAGTATTTCGCCGGTGATGTCGATGGTGCGCAGGGGATCTGGGAGAGGAAGAAGACTGCGTTCGGTGATGCCGTTCGCCCTGTCTTCATCTTCAGTGAAGGTGAGCCTGGGTATCGAGTGATCGTTCCGTTCTACAAGATTGCAGACAACATCGTGAAGGCGAACCGAGCGAAGGAGTTCGCCAGCGCGATGGATCAGGCGCTGTCCACAGCCCGGGGCTGACAGGCAGGGCAGGGGGCCCCCCCCTTTGGGTCCTTCCCGGGGCCCCGACCCCTTGCGGGTAATTCGGGCCCCGCGCGCCAAATATGTATGGCCTTTTTCCCACGGTTGGTTGTTGTTTAATCATGGCCAAAAACGAAACAACCAAACAGCGCGGGTGGTTGAACAAATCCGAAATGGCTTCGAGCCTCGGGATTTCCCCGCAAGCCTTTGACAAATGGGGAGTTGCGCCTGTCGCACGCATCGGTCGTGAGGCGTTTTATACCGTGCAGAACGTGGTCGAAAACCGCGTTGAACACTCCCAACGGAAACAACAACCGGCGGGTGAGGGAACCGAAGGTGTCGATCCGATGATCGAGTACAAGCTGCTCGAAGAGCGCCGCGGTCTCACTGCCGCGCAGCGCATCGCCCAGGAGAAGAAGAACCTGGTCCTAGACAAGCAACTCGTGCCTGTCCCATTTGCCACATTTGCCCTTGCCAAAATCGCCGCACAGATCGGCTCGAAACTGGACACCGTCGGCAAGACTGTCACCCGGCGTCACCCTGAGGTTGACCCTCGAATCATCGAGTCGGTGGAGCGGGAGATCGCGCTTGCTCGAAATATTGCCGCCAGCTTTGGCGAGCAACTTCCGGAATTATTAGATGAGTACGTTGAGTCCATGGCTGAATGATCTGCGCAAGTCGATCAAGCTAGGACTCCAGGCGCTCTACAAAGAACCACCGCAAACAGCCGTCGAATGGGCGGATGCAAATTTCTACATGTCCGCTGAGTCCTCCTATAACGAGGGCAGGTGGACGACCGAGCCGTTTCAGGTTGCGATCCTGAACAGCATGGGCAACGACCTGATCAATGTCGTCAACTTCATCAAGTCGGCACGGATCGGTTACACCAAGCTGTTGATGGCGAACATCGGCTACAAGATCCAGCACAAGCGCCGCAACGTCATGATGTGGAGTCCGACAGACCCGGACGCCGAGGACATCAGCAAAAGCCACGTCAACGGAATGATCCGCGACGTTCCTGCGCTGGGTGACTTGGCCCCGTGGTTCGGCCGTAAGCACAGCGACAACACTCTCGACCAGAAGATATTCGCTAACCGGCGGACGCTATGGATCAGGGGCGGCAAGGCCTCGCGCAACTACCGTGAGAAATCCGCCGATGAGGTGATCTACGACGAGCTCTCCAACTTTGACGAAAGCGTCGAAGGCGAGGGCGCGCCGATCACTCTGGGCGACAAACGACTCAACGGTGCGATCTACCCGAAATCAATTCGCGGCTCAACGCCGAAACGAGTTGGCTCCTGCCAGATCACCAAGGCCGTCGAAGAGTCACCCTACCTGCTCAAGTTCCACATCAACTGTCCGCACTGCCGGCAGGAACAGACGCTGAAGTGGGGCGGCAAGGATTGCGAGTTCGGACTGAAGTGGGAAAAAAACGCGCTCGGTGAAGCCGAGAAAGCCTGGTACGTGTGCGAGCACGCTGCCTGCATCATCTGGCACAACGAAATGGTCGAGTCTTCCAAGAACGGCCGTTGGGTCTGCGAATACACCGGCATCTGGACCCGCGACGGTATGGACTGGTTTGGCGTTGATGACGAGATCATTCGTACTCCGCGCTCTGTCAGCTTCAGCATCTGGGCGATCTACAGCACCTGGAGCACGTGGCTCAGCCTGGCAGAAGAATGGTTGAAGGTGAAAGGCGACGTCTCGAAGCTGATCACCTTCATCAACACGACGCGCGGTGAAACGTGGGACGACGACCAGGGTGAGAAGCTCGACTCCGAAGTTCTGTACGGTCGCCGCGAAGTTTATCCGCAGGTACCTGCTCTCGGTCTTGTCCTTGTTGGTGGCATCGATACCCAAGACGACCGTTTCGAGGGGCGTGTCTGGGCCTTCGGCCCGGGCGAGGAAGCGTGGTTGGTTCATCGCTTCATTCTGATGGGCGACCCTGCCAGTGAAGAGCTCCGCCGTAAGGTAGGGCTTGAGTTGCACCGGCAATTCACCCGCGTGGACGGCACCGTCATGAAGGTTGAGCGCTGGACGTGGGACGCCGGTGGTCACTATGCGGATGAGGTCTACGCCGAAAGCCGCAAGCACGGCGTGCACTGGGTGGTGCCAATCCGTGGTGCGACCATCTACGGCAAGCCGATCGCGAACTTCCCGCGCACAAAGAACAAGGTACACAAGGTCTTCCTCACCGAGGTCGGTACCGACAACGCTAAAGAGTTGCTCTACAGCCGCATGGGGCTGCACGTCGATACGGCTTCATCCCAAGCGTGCGTGTCTCAGCCCGGGGTCGTTCACCTTCCGGCCAACGACGCGATCTGCGACGAATCGGAGGTGAAGCAACTCACCTCAGAAAAGAAAAAAGCAGCCATATCCAAAGGCAAGCGCGTGATGCGCTGGGACAACGGCGGCCGTCGAAACGAGGCGCTCGATTGCTTCGTGTATGCACTCGCCGCGCTGCGCATCTGTCAGCAGCGGTTTGGGCTTGATCTCGATCTGCTGGTAGCTGCGGTCGCTGGCGGCAATGAACCGGACGCTGAAGAACGGCCGCGGAAGAAATCCTCTCACTGGAATAAAAACTGATGGCCTACACGATCGAGCAATACAACGCCCTGCAGGCGGCCATCGCCGAAGGGGCGTTGTCGGTCCGCTATGCCGACAAGAGCGTCACCTACCGATCACTCGACGAGATGATGCGGATCCTCAAGTTGATGGCCTCCGAGCTTGGGCTGAATGTTTGTAACGACGGTGGTCGCCGATACGCTTCTTTCTCCAAGGGGTACTGACATGGGGATGATCGACAACTTGTTCCCTGGTCTGGCCGCGAAGCGTTCGGAGATGCGGTTGAAGAAACTGCGGACCGACCTGGCGATGGACGTGATCAAGCGACGATTTGAAGGTGCGGCTGGTGGGCGTCGTAACGATGGCTGGCGTAGCGCTGGTACTGATGCCAACGCCGAGAATGCTCCTGCGCTTGCGGTGCTCCGAAATAGAGCGCGCGACATGCGCCGGAACAATCCATACGCCGAACGGGCCGTGACTGGCATCGCCGACAACGTGGTAGGCGCTGGCATTGTTCCTCGTCCGATGGGCAAGGAGCGCGATAACAAGGCACTGGTCGCACTCTGGAAGGCATGGGCCGAAACTACGCTGTGCGATGCCGATGGGCTGGAAAACTTCTATGGCCTGCAGCACAAGATCATGGAGACGGTTGCGGAGTCGGGCGAGTGCTTGCTTCGTCGCAGGCGCCGGTTCAGCTCCGACGGCTTGCCGGTGCCTGTTCAGCTTCAACTGCTTGAGCCTGATTTCCTCGACGAGAGCAAGGCTGACATCGTCGGTCTTAACAGGATCATCCAAGGCATTGAATTCGATGCGCTTGGGCGCCGAGTGGCCTATTGGTTGTTCGACGAGCACCCGGGAGGGAATCGTGTTTGGGGTTCGATGCAGTCAAAGCGCGTTCCCGCAGAAGACGTCATACACATCTTCCTGCCCAAACGTCCCGGGCAGGCCCGCGGTTACACCTGGTTCGCCCCCGTCATGCAGCGCATGCGCAGCTTTGACGAGATGGAAGATGCGGTCATGGAGCAGGCGAAGATCGCTTCCTGTTTTGCCGCCTTCGTAACCAAAGATGAAAACAACGGTACTCCTGGCGCTAAAAAACCGCCGCTGCTGGATCGTGTCGAGCCCGGAATCATTCAGGAGCTTGGCTTTGGCGAGAGCGTGAGCTTCGGCACACCGCCGTCGTTCAATGGGTACACCACCTACTCATGGCAGCAATTGCACGCCATGGCCGTAGGCATGGGCATTCCTTACGAGCTGCTGACCGGCGATCTCAAGGGCGTCAACTTTTCCAGTGGTCGCTTGGGCTGGCTGCACTTCGCTCGCCGCGTCGATGTATGGCAGTGGCGAATGTTGATCCCACAACTTTGCGATCAGGTCTGGCGCTGGTTCATGGAGGGACAGGTGCTGCTGCCAGCGGGTGTTCGTGATGACGTCAAAGCGCAGTGGGTTCCGCCGCGCCGGGACATGGTCGACCCGAAGACGGAAACCGACAACGTCAAGGATCGCGTCCGCAATGGACTGACAACCTGGCCGGATGCACTTCGCGAGCTAGGTGTCACCGATCCAAAACAACACGCGCAAGACATTGCCGATTCCAACGCATTGATCGACAGCCTGGGCCTAATCCTCGACTGCGATCCTCGCATGGTTGCGGCTGCCGGCGCGGCCAGTCAGCCGCCAACAACTCAAGAGAAAACCGACGATGGCAAATCAGAAGCAGCCGACGACGAATAAGACGCACGAGACGCCGATGCTTAGCCTGCGCGCCGCCGTGCGGGCTGGGTCGGTCGACGTCGACGCCCGGACTGTCGAATTGACTTGGACCACCGGTGCCAAAGGCCGCCGCTGGTCCTGGGATGTCGGCAGTTACATGGAAGAGCTTGAAGTCAGCGAAGACGCTGTCCGGCTGGATCGACTGAATAACGGCGCTCCATTCCTGAATGCCCATAACTCCTACGAGCTGGACGACGTGATTGGCGTCGTCGAGAAGGCTTGGATCGAAGGGGCTGAAGGTCGTGCGTTAGTGCGATTCAGCAAGCGCGACGACGTTGAGAAAATCTTCAACGACGTTCAGGACGGGATCCTTCGCAACATCAGCGTCGGGTATGCAGTGCACCGATACGAGGTGACTGAAAGCGCCGACGACAAGCTCCCTACCTACCGCGCTGTCGATTGGGAGCCCATGGAGTTGTCACTTGTGCCGATCGGCTTTGACGACGGTGGCAAGTTCCGCAGCGCCAAGACTGCCGAGGATTACAAGGGGCAGCGCTTCAACACAATTTTTGAAGTTCGGGAGGCAAGTAAGCCCTCCGAAACACCGGCCGCCGTGCCTACGACCCAAGAGGAAGATGCAATGACCGAAGAAGAGAAGCGCGCGGCTGACGAGACACTGCGCCGCGAATCCGCTGAAGCGGAGCGCAAACGCAGTCTTAACATCCGCACTATGGCTCGCAAGGTGCAGTTGGACGACGAAGCCTTTGTCGATGACCTGGTTGAGCGTGGCGTTTCAGTTTCCGATGCCAGCATTGCGCTGATTGATAAGGTCGCCGAAAAGCAGGCCAAAGATCAGCCGAATACTCGCAACAGCCACCAGACCATTGTGACCGGTGGCCAAGACCAGACCGTTCTGACCGCCAAGCGTGAAGCCATGCAGAACGCCTTGCTGCACCGCTGCGACTCCAAAATCAAACTCGAAGATGCCGGGCGCGAGTTCCGTGGCATGCGCCTGGTGGACATGGCTCGTGAGTTCGTCGAGATGTCCGGTGGTAATTCACGTGGCATGACTCCCCAGGAGCTTGCGCGAGCGGCCTTGGGTTGCGATCGCCAGGCAGTTCGCGCGGCCGGCATGCACTCCACCAGCGATTTCCCGCTGCTGCTGGGCAGTACAGTCAATCGCACCCTGCGCGATTCGTACACCAATGCGCCTCAGACATGGCGCCCTCTGGGCCGTCAGACCACTGTGCCAGACTTCCGCGCTGTCACCCGCGCAGCGCTGGGCGACATCGCCGCACTGGAGCAGGTCAAGGAACACGGCGAGTACAAATACGGCACACTGTCCGAGGACGGTGCGCCAATCAAGGTCGCCAAGTTCGGCAAGATTATCGCAATCACCTGGGAAACCATCGTGAACGATGATCTGGGTGCGCTCACCCGCATCCCGGCAGCGCTGGGCAATGCGGCCGCCGCGACTGAATCCAACGTGGTATGGGCTCTTCTGCTGGGCAACCCCAACTTTACTGATGGTGTCCCCTTCTACGACGCGAGCCACGGCAACGTTGCAGGTAGCGGTGGCGCGATCAACACCACCACGTTGGCAGCCGCTCGCGCGGCCATGCGCAAACAGAAATCCAAGGCCGGCGAGTTCCTCAACCTGTCGCCAGAGTTTCTGGTTGTCGGACCGGACAAGGAACTGGAAGCCTTCCAGTTCACCAGTTCGGTCTACGTGCCGGCGAAGAATGCCGACATCAACGATGTTCGCAACGCCTCGCTCACGGTGATCGTGGATGCTCGGATCACCGGCAACCAGTGGTATCTGTTTGCCGCGCCGGGTGGGGTCGACACGTTTGAATATGCCTACCTCGAAGGTGAGCAAGGCGTGTTCACTGAGACGCGTGAAGGCTTCGAAGTCGACGGCATGGAAATCAAAGCTCGCTTGGTCTTCGGGGCTGGCTGGATCGACTACCGCGGCGCGTACAAAAACCCAGGCGCTTAATTCGCCAGTTCAATCTGAACCCAAAAGGGCGCCGCGTGGCGCCCTTTTTGTTTTCCAGTTTCTGTCTCTAAAGGGGACCTTGAATGAAGACTTTCATCCAGCATGGCGACTGCCTGACCGTTCTTGCTCCGGCCGGCGGTACCACCTCGGGCGAGCTCTACAAAGTAGGCGCCATTGTCGGCGTTGCCGCTACCACTGAACTTGTTGGCGCGCCTGTCGTGCTGAAGCTCGATGGTGTTTTTGGCTTGACCAAGACCAGCGCCCAAGCCTGGGCAGTTGGCGATCTTCTGTTCATGAACACCACCACCCGCGCACTGACCAACGTGTCTGCTACCGGCCTGGTGTTGGTCGGCATGGCCACGGAAGTAGCGGCCAACCCGAGCGCGACCGGTGCCTGCCGTCTCAACGGCGTGTCTGCTCCGGCGGCTGTGTAAATGGGCTGGGCCTCAATGGCCCAGCGCATGCTCGGCGTGTCGATCCGGACCTTCAGTGAGCCATCGGCGTCCATCGATCCTGATGGCGCCGTGTACTGGTTGACGGACGGAGTCGCGCCCGGCATGGCTCTGGCCCAAGCCGTGTTTGATACAACTCACGTTTCAGTTGATCCAGAAACGGGTGCGCCGGTATCGAGCAACAACCCGATCCTCGGTGTTCGGTTGGTCGACTTGCCGAACGAACCCACAAACCGCGATCGCGTTAAGGCTCGTGGCGTCTTATACAAAATCAACGACGTGCAGGCCGATGGCGTGGCCGGTGTGACGCTATTCCTTCGCAAGGTCTGACCATGGCTCACCCACGAGAACTGATCCGCAAGCAGGCCGTTGCGGTGCTGCTGGGCGTCACAAATGCAGGGGCGAGCGTTTACGCCAGCCGCGTGGCGCCGCTTATTTCCAACGGATGGCAGAGCGAGCTCCCCGCGATCATCGTTTACACGATGGATGAGTCTGGCGAGATCTTTAACCAGGCGCCACGCGAGTACCTGCGCAAAGTCGAGCTGGTGGTGGAGATCCACGCGGAAGGTAACGAAGCGCTGGATGACACCCTCGACACGTTGGCTCGGCAGGTCGAGCGCCTGCTGCTGATGGACGACACTCTTGGAGGCACCGTCAACGACTTGGAATACCTGCGTTCGCGCATGGTGTTACTCGATCAGTCGGAGCATTTGACCGGTGCCTGCCGGGTGATCTTCGAGGCCTCGTATCTGGACCGTCATCCCGACGACCTTTTCAACGAAACACTTCCTGATTTCAACACGCTGGGCACCGAGTACAGCCTGGACAACGCCCAGCCCAACCCGCCGGATCGTGCCAAAACGATCATCGAGGAACTGAATCCATGACAACCCGAGTGCAGGTTATTCCCGTCGAGGGTCGCCTGGTGCGGATCCCCGGCACCTACGAGGCGCTGCCAGCAGAAGGCAAGACGCTGGAACCGAACAGTTACTGGCTCCGCAAGAAGGCAGCCGGTGACGTCGAATTCAAAACTGAACAGCCTGTTGATCAGGCCCCGACCCCAAAAGGTGAGAAACAATGAGTATTGGATACGACACCATCCCTGGGCCTGGATCTCTGCGCAAGCCGGGCGTCTACAGCGAGATCGACAACAGCCAGGCCGTACGCGGCCCGCAGTCGGTCACCTATCGTCGCCTGTTGATCGGCCAAAAGTTGGCCGCCGGTTCTGCTGTAGCCAATACCATGGTTCGCGTGACCAGCGCCCCTCAGGCCGACTCGCTCTTTGGTGCGGGCTCGATGCTTGCGGGCATGGTACGAGCGGCCTTGGCCATCGACACTTACACCGAGCTGCAGGTGATGCCGCTGATCGACAATGTCGCCGGTGTAGCTGCCACTGGTACGCTCTTGTTCACTGGCCCGGCCACTGGGTCAGGCACCGTCGAATTGATGATTGCTGGCCGCCGTGTGTCGGTCGGGGTAATCAGTGGTGACACCGCCACCGCCATTGGCACCGCTGCTGCTGCCGCGATCACCGCCGCCGCTGATATGCCGGTGACAGCAATCGCCGCTACGGGCACCGTCACTCTGACCAGTCGCCACAAAGGCGAGGCGGGCAATAGCCTTAATGCGCGGGTGAACTACTACGCCGGGCAGACACTGCCTGCCGGTGTTGGCGTCACTGCCACCGCATTCACCAACGGTGCCGGCAACCCTACGCTGGATACCGCGCTGGCTGCACTGGGCGACGAGTGGCTGCATATCTGGGCTGTGCCGTATACCGATGCGGCCAGTCTGACCAGCATCAAGACTGAGCTGAACAGTCGCTTCGCTTGGAATCGCGAGATTGAGGCACACGCCTTCGCGGCCGCGCGCGGTAGCCAGGGCGCGCTCGGCGCAATCGGCGACAGCCACAACAGCCAGCACCTCTCGATCATTATGGCCAACGATGAGCCGATGCCGGCTTATGAGAAGGCTGCCGAGACCATGGCGATCGCTGCGTACTACGCGGCCATCGACCCGGCGCGGCCGATCCAGAATCTGGCTTATGCCTGGTGTTTGCCACCAGCGGCTGCCGATCGTTTCACCAACGAAGAGCGCAACCTGCTTCTGTTCGATGGGATCGCCACCAGCAAGGTCGGAACCGACGGCACCATGCTCATCGAGCGCCTGATCACCACTTACAAAACCAACGCCGCCGGTGGGTCTGACATCAGCTACCTGGACAGCGAAACGCTGTTCACCTTGATGTTCATCCGCCACGACTGGCGCGACTACATCCTGCGCAAGTACCCACGGCACAAGCTGGCCAACAACGGAACTCGCTACGGTATCGGTCAGGCAGTGGTCACTCCGAACGTAATGAAAGCCGAAGCGATCGCCAAGTTTCGCGAGTGGGAGGAGTTGGGGTTGGTCGAAAACATCGATGACTTCAAAGCCAACCTCATCGCTGAACGTAACGCGAGCGACCCGAACCGGCTCGACGTGCTGCTGCCGCCGGATTTGGTCAACCAACTGCGCATCGTCGCCAACAAAATTCAGTTCCGCCTGTAAGGCGGACTTTGGGAGAACCATCAAATGGCTGGCAAACGCGTTGGCGGCATCATCAGTTTGAAGATCGATGGCGATATGTATTTCGCCAAGGGCGACTTCACCTACAACCTCGGCAGGCCGAAGAAGGAGGGCGTAGTCGGTAGTGACCGTGTCCACGGCTACAAGGAAACACCACAAATTCCATTCGTAGAGGGTGAGATCACTGATCGCGCCGAGATGAGTTTGGAGGCGTTGCTCGATATCGCTGATGCCACCATCACCCTAGAGCTGGCGAACGGCAAAGTCATCGTCTTGCGCGAGGCCTGGTACGCCAACGAAGGCACCGGCAACACCGGTGAAGGCAACATCCCGGTTCGTTTTGAAGGCATGTCGGCCGAGGAGGTCAAGTAATGGCAAAGGAAAAGCAGTTGGTCCTCAAAGAGCCAGTGCAGTTCGGTAGCGACTCGGTCACCGAGTTGACCATCTCCCGCAAGCTGAAATTTCTGCGTGGTTATTCACTGCGCATTACCTCTGACGGCAAGGGCAGTGGTGCGATCGATCTCGATTTCTCTACGCTCATTGACCTCGGTTCGAAAATGGCTGGCCGTGCTCCGGCATTTGTCGACGAGATGGGCGAAGAAGACCAGGCAGTTCTCATCCAGGAAGCCCGAGATTTTTTGCTGGCGCACCTCGGGGGTGGCAGTCCGGTGTGACTGTCGTCGTCAAGGTGATGGGCGTTCAGCCTTCTGAAGTCATGGATATGGACTTCGATGATTTGAACTGGTGGCTTGAGCGGGCAGAGGAGTGGACGGAGTGGCAGACAAAGGCTACGGATTAAGCGTCATCATCGGTGCTGTTGATCGACTGACTGCTCCGCTGCGCGGGATGTTGGGCAAAGTTCAAGGGTTTACCGCGGGCGTAAGCCGTGCGATCGACCGAACCGGGCTGCCCGTCTTCACCAACAGTTTGAAGAACGTGGGGCACGCCGTCGGTGGTGTTGGCAGTGCGGTAGGAGCGAGCTCGGCGAAACTGCTCGGGCTTGGTGCAACGCTCGGCATCACAGGTGCTGCGCTCGGCGTATTTGTCGAAAGGTATGCGGATGCAACCGGTGCAATTGGTGATACTGCCGAGCGGACCGGCATCAGTCGCGAGCGTTTCCAAGAGTTGGGATTTGCAGCCAAGCTGACTGGCTCCTCGTCAGAGGTGCTGGCCGGCGCCCTGCAAAAGATGAACATCAACGTCGGTGCCGCGACCAAAGGTTCGAAAGAGCTGAAGGACATGTTTGCAGGCTTGGGCATCAACCTCAAAGACTCAACCGGCAAGCTGAAAAGCACTGACGCCCAGTTCGACATGTTTGTCGATCGAATCTCAAAAATCAAAAACCCTTCGCTGCAGGCTCAGGCAGCAGTGAAAATTTTCGGTAAAAGCGCGACTGAGCTTTTGCCGCTGATTAGAGGAGGCAGCGCTGGCCTTCAGGAGATGTCCGCTGAGGCGCGCCGGCTTGGGATTGTTCTTTCTGATGATGCTGTCAGGGACGGTGAAGCATTCGGTGACATCCTCGACACGCTAAAGGCTGCCGTCGGCGGCGTGGGCAACATCATCGGCACAGCCCTCGTCCCCGAACTCAGCAAAATGTCGACCTGGCTCACTGATACGATCGTCAAATACCGTCCTCAGATTGAAGCGTTCGCCACCAGCTTTGCCAAAAACCTTCCGGGGAATATTCAGAAAATTACCGGTTTCTTGGGTGATCTATATGACGGAGTCCAGCCGGTTATCGACAGCATCGGCTGGCTTTCCGACACATTTGGCGGGGCCAACGTCATTCTGGCCGCCGTGGGTGCGTACATCGGCGGCGGCCTTGTAGTAAGTATTTGGAATTTGGCGATGGCCTTTAAAGGCTTGGGTGTCGCCATTCTCACGACCCCAATAGGCTGGTTCCTAATCGCGATTGCGGCAATAGGTGCAGCCGCCTACATCATCTACAAAAACTGGGACCAGATTGTCGCTTTCTTCGAAGAGAAGTGGGCTGGCGTAAAGGCAGCCTTCAGCGACGGGATCATCAACGGCATCTGGAAAGTTTGGACGGAATACAACCCGGTAACGCTGATGACTGAAGCGTTTATGGGATTGGTGAAGTACCTGACGGGCTGGGACCTTGGGGCGATTCTGGGGGCTAAGGTCAAAGACGCGGTCAGCGCAATGAAGCGCGCCATTCCCGACTGGGCCGCTGAAATGTTGGGGATTGAAATATCGGCCGAGGAACAGCCTTCTGGCGGTGGCGATGAAAACGGACCTCCGCGAGAAGCTAATAAGTCGGCGGAAAAAGCCACAGACAAAATCATCGACAACTCGGTTTTGCGCAATCAAGCACCAGTAAAAAGCGCTGCCGTATCGGGCTCGGAAAAGCAAATCCCCCTCGAAGGTCGCCCTGCAATACCAAGATCGGAAAGAGAAATTTCCGAGATCGGTCGACGAGCATCCGATCGCAATCAAGTACCCGAAAGCAAGGCTGCTGCACCAGGCTCGGAAAGGGAAATATCTGATATCGGGCGTCGGGCCGCGCAGGTGGGCAACAATACGGCGAAGGTCGTGGCGGCCCTGCCCACCGAGGTTCGAGTGAAGGTGGATTTTGCAAACATGCCTCCGGGCACAAAGGTCAAAACCGAGGGAAGCCAAGGAGCGCAGTTCGATACGAACTTGGGCTACTCAATGGCCAGCCCGACATAACCGGAGCCACCCATGGGCTGGAGAGACAACTACCGCGCCGCGACCTTTCGCGGCGTTCCTTTTTTTGTAGAGTCCGCCGACAGTACTCACGGTCGCCGTCAGGCGGTGCACGAGCACGCTCAGCGGGACGTCCCTTACACAGAGGACCTTGGTCGCCAGGCCCGGGAATTTTCTGTTTCTGGGTACCTGGTCGGGTTGGAATATCAAACCCAGCGAGATGAGTTGATCAAGGCTTGTGAAACCGCCGGCCCTGGTGTTCTCGTTCACCCATATCGTGGCGAAATGACAGTCGAATGCCGTGGCCTCGGCTTGAGCGAGAGCACGGAAAACGGTGGCATGTGCCTGGTGAAGCTGACCTTCCTTGAAGCAGGGGAAGCCTCATACCCATCAGCCAAGGTCGATACGGTCAACGCCATCAGCGCGAAGGGCAATGCCGTCACCGCCGCCGCTGAAAAAGGTTTTGTCTCTGATTTCCTGACGACCGGGTTCCCGGCATATGTTGCCGAGTCGGCGGCGACCGGGCTTGCCGATCTTGGCGAATTCATGGCGGCACCGGGCTTGAGCTTTGGCGGAGATTTTCAGGCAGCGTCTGACTTTTACCAGCAGGCGAAAGGGCTTGCATCAGACGCCTACAGCCTGGTCCAGCAGCCACTCAATATGGTCAGCCGAATCACTGGATTGTTTGGCTCAGTCCGCTCGGCCTTCGGCAGCAATGCCTTTAGCATGCTGACCAGCCTTTTTGATCGGTCGCCGTCTAGCTACTCGGGCAGCACCGCAACGCCGAGTCGTCGTCAACAGACCACCAACACGATTGCTCTAAATGCCTTGGTGCGCCAGGTGGCAGTTGCTGAAGCTGCGAAGGCCGCAGTGGTGACGCAAACGTCGGTGACCACACCAATATCAGCGACCGACAGTAGGGTAGTAAATGCCGTGCATGCGTCCGTTCGACCTGCAAGCGTGCAGACCACTACGTCTTCGACGCCAACGGTCTACGACAGCTATCAGGCCGCGATAAAGGTCCGGGAGGAATTGGTTGATCGCATTGATACCGAAAGCGAGGCCACCCCGAACGATGAGGTCTACGTAACCCTGTCCGATTTACGGACCAGCGTCGTCCAGGCCGTGCCGAACCCTGAGCAAAACCTTGCTCGGATCGTCCAGTACGTGCCGAAAGAAACGCTTCCATCGTTGCTCGTTGCCTATCAAATTTACGGAAATGCCGGCCGCGCGGATGAAATCGCAACCCGCAACGGTCCGCGTCATCCTGGTTTTCTGATGGGAGGCGACAAGCTTGAGGTCCTTGCAGATGGATGATCTCGAGCTTTTGGTTAATGGCATGAACTACTCGGGCTGGACGTCTCTTGGCGTTACTCGCGCGATTGATGCTGCGACGACCGCCTTTACTGCATCGCTCACTGAAAAGTGGGAAGCCAGCGAAAACGCGCCAGCCCAGGTTGAGCCGTGGCCGATCCTCCCGGGTGACGCTTGCGAGGTTCGACTTGCCGGATTTCCGATGGTGATCGGCTACGTCGATATCTTCAAACCGTCCTACAGCTCAACTGACCACACCATCAACATCCAAGGCCGCGACAAGGTCGCCGACTTGGTCGATTGCAGCGCTGTGCATGCCCCGGACGAATGGAAAAATATAGACCTGCTCAGGTTCGCGCAGATCCTTGCCGCGCCTTTTGGCGTGACCGTCAAAGCGGATATCGATGTGGGGCAGCCTTTCCCAGTGTGCAAGCTTCAGCAGGGCGAGACGGGATTCAAGGCTATCGAGCGATACGCCCGTCAACGAAAGGCGCTGCTTATGCCTGACGGTGCTGGAGGACTTTTGATAACGCGGGCCGGTGTGCGGCGGGCATCAACTTCGCTGGTGCAAGGCGAAAACATCCTTAACGCCAGCGGTACGATCGACCACAGCCAACGATTCAGCAGTTACCTGGTGAAAGGCCAGGCCAGCTACAGCCCAGATAGCACAGGTGAGACCGAGGCGCACATCGAGGGCGGTGTAACCGACAGCGGTATCAAGCGCTATCGGCCAATGCTTCTGGTTGCCGAAACCGGTGGAACCTCTTCAAGTCTCCAAGATCGTGCGACGTGGGAGGCCAACAGCCGGATTGGTAAGTCGGCCGCGGCAAGCATTGCCGTTCAGGGGTGGCGACAAAGCCCGGGCGGTGCGCTGTGGGAGCCGGGCCTGTTGGTCTACGTCCGATCGTCTTGGCTGCGAATGGATGGCTGGATGCTGATCCGGCAAGTGACCTACGAACGCGGCGAAGGCGGTACGACCGCCAAGCTTGAAATTGTCAGCCCCCAGGCTTTTGACCCTGAACCTCCCGACAGCGAGAAAGGGAAGAAAGGCAAAAAGGGGAAAAAGGGCGGCCGAAACATTTGGGCTGAAGCGATTGGTGATGAGGATCCGCCAAAATGAGTGAAGCTCTCAAAGAGATGGGCAATCGAGTCATGATGATGTTCGGCCGCGGTGTTCTGCGTGCCGTCACTGATACCGGCCCACGACAACAGGTGCAGGTTGAACTGCTCAAGGACGAGCTTCGCGATGGCCTTGAGCACATGCAGAACTATGGCTTCACCAGTCACCCGCTGGGTGGTGATGTGGCGGTGGCTTTCCTCGGGGGCAACCGCGAGCAAGGGATTGTTCTGGTGGTCGATGACCGTCGGTACAGAATCCCTCTGTTGGCTGGTGAGGTCGCCATCTACGACGACCTCGGCAACAAGATCGAGCTACTGCGCGAGATGGTGAAAGTCACCGCGGTTCAGCACGTTGAAGTGGTCGCACCGACGATCAAGCTAATTGGCAACCTTGAGGTGATCGGAAACATCGCAACCACCGGCACCATCACAAACAACGGCAAGAATATCGACAGCACTCACCAGCACAGCGGCGTTACCGCCGGCAGTGGAAACTCAGGAGTGCCTGTCTGATGGCCGATGGCGCAATGGTAATGACCGAAGATGGCGGCGCGCTGCTGTTATCAGGCTTCGATCTGGAGCGTGACGATGGCTTGCAAACGGCTGTGATTATCAGCCTTTTCACTGATCGCCGCGCCAGTCCGGAGCAAATCCCCGCCGAGCTTCCGCAGGATGACCTTCGTGGTTACTGGGGTGATATCGCCAGCGCTACACCTTCTGACCAAACCGGTTCGCTGCTGTGGCTGCTGGCTCGCGAAAAGCAGGTGCCGCAGATCCTTGGCCGCGCCCAGCAGTATTGCCGGGAGGCATTGACCTGGATGGTAGAGGACTTGGTCGCCACGCGCGTCGAGGTCACTGCCGAGTTTGTGGCCCAAGGCTGGATGCTGATCCTTGTCGATATATTCCGGCCAACCGGCTCTCCGGTTCGCTACCGATTTAATTACGAATGGGCGGCTCAAGCCGCGAAGAGGTCTGCCTGATGCCATTTGCTCGACCAACACTGACCGAGCTGATCGACCGCGTGATCACCGATATCAGCAGCCGAGTAACTGGGGTCGACAGTGCCGTGCTTCGTCGCTCGCTGCTCGGCATCGTCGGCCAGTCGGAAGCCGGTGCCGTGCATATGTTGTATGGCTACCTCGACTGGATCGCCAAGCAGTCGATTATCGACACCGCCGAAAAGGAATACCTGGAGCGCTGGGCGGCGATCTGGAAGGTGATTCGCAAAACAGCGGGTTTTGCTTCTGGGCAGATCGCACTTTCCGGAACAGCGGGCGCCTCGATTCTTGACGGCACAATCGTGCAGCGACAGGACGGCGTTCAATACAAGGCGCTCGGTGATGCTGTGTTTGGGGGTGGTCCGCTGATTGTGCCGGTTCTGGCTATTGAAGCGGGGGAGGTCGGTAACTTCGGAACAGGCTTGCCTATCTTCCTGCTTTCGCCGATCGCAGGTGTCCAATCCACGGGCACAACATCCAGCGCGCTCGTAGGTGGCGTCGATGTTGAGTCTGACGAAAGACTGCTGGCGCGCCTGCTTGCACGAATTCAACAACCACCGCACGGCGGGGCCAAATCTGATTACGAGTTGTGGGCCTTGGAGGTGGCAGGTGTGACCCGTGTCTGGGTCTACCCCCTACAGATGGGGGTCGGCACCGTTACTGTGTTGTTCGTGTGCGATGACGAGGTATCAATCATTCCGTCGCCAGCCAAGGTCGTCGAGGTGCAGGCCTACATTGATGCACGCCGACCGGTAACCGCTGAAGTATTCGCCGCGGCACCAATTGCCGATCCATTGAATATGAACATCAAGCTTTCCCCGAACACCACAGTGGTTCAGAACGCCGTGCGCGCTGAACTGGCGGATCTGCTCGATCGAGACGCGGAGCCAGGCGGGCCAATCTTTATTAGCCGCTTACGCGAGGCGGTATCGCTGGCAGCAGGTGAGGGTAATAACCAAATCGTCACACCAACTGCCGATGTTACGCACGCCACAGGTCATATGGCGACTCTCGGGACACTCACCTTTTCCAGCCTGTAGGAGGCGTAATGCCAACAGCTGCTGAGTACAGGGAGCAGCTGAAAGCGCTGCTGCCACCAGGCCAAGCCTTCCCGCGAGATCCCGGCACCACGCTTCACGACCTTCTTGACGGCATGTCAGTTGAACTCGCGCGACTCGATGGCAGGGCCAGCGTTCTGCCCCACGAGGCGAATCCGGCCACGTCCCTGGAACTGCTTCCAGACTGGGAGCGTGTGGCGGGCCTGCCCGACAAGTGTTCGGGCGTCCTCGAAGAAACCCTTCAAGGTCGACGTAATGCTTTGCTGACAAAACTCACCAGCACTGGGGGGCAGTCACCTGCCTACTTCATTGAGCTGGCTGAAACACTCGGCTACAGGGTGACTATTGAAGAGTTCAGGCCGTTTCGGGCTGGGATGTCGGTAGCTGGCGATGCCCTGACCAATGGCCCTTGGGTTCACACCTGGTTGATTCGAGCGCCTGCAGCGAGCATCACGGAATTTCGGGCGGGTCTATCAGCCGCCGGCGAGCGGCTGCGTACATGGGGTAACGACACCCTCGAATGCAAAATAAATCAATTGAAGCCCGCGCACACGGTCGCGCTCTTCGCTTACGGAGATTAACGCATGCACAGAATTGATGGTCCAGGTGCCACGGTCGACAACAAGTTCACCGATGGTGATCCGGTTGGCGGTATTCAGGCGACGCTCGTGACCGACGACTGGCTGAATGATATTCAAGAGGAGCTGATCAGTATCCTGACTGCTGGGAGCGTGACTCCTGTCAAAGGGACACAGAATCAAGTTTTGGCGGCGATCCGATCGCTGTCTCCTGGAATCATCGGAGCCGCGCGAAATGCTCGGATGTCCGTAGCCACCGCGAGTGCGACCGCCACATTTACGGCTGATCAGGTTGTAGTGGGAGCCAGTCTTGGAGGGGCCACCTTCAGGCTAAATGGACTCAACAAGACCATTAACCTGGGCAGTGTTGGCGCTGGTGGGATGGATATCGGCGCGGCACCTGTAAGTGGCTATGTCGCTATCTATGCAATCTACAACCCAACCACTGGTGTTTCCGCTTTGCTTGCGGTGAATGCTACTTCTACGCTTGCGCCCGAAGTGTACGGTGGCGCCAATATGCCTTCGGGGTATACGGCATCAGCACTGGTTAGCGTATGGCCAACAAACGCTAGTTCGTTGTTTGTTATTGGTGCGCAATATGATAGGTCGGTCGGCATAACTCCTGTAACAATATTAACCTCAGTGGCGACAGTTGTTCCATGGACACCATTGTCCTCTGCTGTGGCTGTACCAAGAAACGCAAAATCTATGAGCGGGTATACAGCGGCTACCGCCACATCTGGCGCCGGTGGGTACCTTCTTGGGCTGGCAGCCCTTGTTAACGGTGCTGGCGCCCAGATTGGGGAGGGGTACACCGCCCCAGCTTCGTCAGTGTTTAGTTCGTTTTCAGACGTGCAAATGCCGACGCCACAGGTAATCAATTATCAAATCGCCGTTACCGGCACGGTATCTGCCATCAGCGGCCAGATAATCGTTACCGGGTACAAATTCTAATCAGGAATACACACCCATGGCAGACATCTATGTTGTATTTAAAGACTCTACAGAAGAAAAGATAGTTACTGTTTTTGGTGGCCCACAAGACCCGGTCTGGTATGACCATTATGCGATTGTTAAGGATACCGATCAGCGCTACCTGGACTTTCTTGGTTTGACTGCGCCTGCCATGCCTGCCGCTCCGGACTGAGTTAGTTGCAAGAGAAGACGCCCGCTGAGTGCGGGTTTTTTATTGTCTGGAGAAAAGCATGCCGATCACCCCGCAGCAACTTCTGCTGATCCTCCCAAACGCCGGCAAACAAGCCGGCGTTTTTGCATCTGCGCTGAACCTTGCCATGGATAGCTACCATATCGACACAAGGCTGCGGATGGCGGCGTTCATTGCCCAGGTAGGGCATGAGTCGGGCCAGTTCCGCTACGTGAAGGAACTGGGCGGCGACCAGTACCTGAGCAAGTACGACACCGGTTCAATGGCGAAGCGCTTGGGGAATACGCCCGAGGCTGATGGTGATGGGCAAAAGTACCGCGGCAGAGGATTGATTCAGATCACCGGCCACGACAACTACCTGGCGTGCAGCAAGGCGCTGTTCGGTGACGACCGGCTGCTGCGTACACCTGAACTGCTCGAACAGGCCGAGTGGGCGTGCAAGTCGGCAGCGTGGTTCTGGAATTCGCGGAACCTGAACGCACTGGCCGATAATGGCGACATAGTTGGCATCACCAAGCGCATCAATGGCGGCACCAACGGTTTAGCTGAGCGCCAAGCCTTCTATAGCGCTGCGCTGAAGGTTCTGACGTAATTTCTATCAGGAGTTATTTGGCAAGCAAGCGACGATATTGAAGCCCTGCACGTCGTCGGGGAGAGCGGCATCGTTGGAAGATCCCTGCTCGCCAACAAGCACGTATCCCCAGCATGAAGCGTCGCTATTCGGCCGATAGAGTCTCAGAGCGACCGGGTCTAATCCTGCTTCATTGAACACAATGCTGATGCCTCGATGGTCAACTTTCATCTTGGTAGTGCCGATGCAGAACTCAGCACAGCCGTTTGATGTCGCCTCATCGATCGCGCCAGTGATCCCGGCTATTACAGTTTCCATCGCCTTGCTCATCACAAATTCCTTTTAATAAAAAGATCGACCCTTCTAAATGTTACCTCATGTGATTAAGCACGAGAAGACGCTCGCATCACGCCAACGACGGCAAGGCGCCCGATCCTACCGGTGGTGCCACGCACTACTACGCGACCACCATGCCAAAGGTTCCGACTTGGATGAAGGGTGCCACTCAGACCTTGAAGCTCGGTCACCATGTTTTCTTTAAGGATGTGCCGTAAAAGGTCACGCTATGCCTTTTGTTGATAAGGCTCGAACCTACTTTTCAAGCTGATCATTAATGAAGGAGAGGCGTTGAATCTCGCCCAGTTGTACCGTGGTGTCAGCTTCACGGTTTGCCAGCCAGATGCGAGCTTTCGCCAGGTTCGCCGATAGCTGGTCGTTCATCTCGACGAGGCCCTCAATATTTTCCCTGGCCGCACGAAGCTCCCGTTTCAACGCCTGAATGTCCTCTTCTAACATGCTCGCGTAATGCTCGACAGTTTCCAGCCTGGTCGGACTGCCGATCCAGTCGCTGGTGTCTTCGATTTCGTAAGGGTCCACGGTCATGCCTTATAGATACTGTTCGGATATACAGTGATCGAGGCGCGTTGATTGGGCGAGGGTAGAGCGACGAGCAGTTGGGTTTGGGTCTTTGTATTCGGTCGGCAGGACGCCAAGAAAAAGGAACTACTGTAGGAATATACAACGCTAAGTTGTTGATTCTTATAGGGGCATACCGCTGTTTTGCACTCCTGCTAAAACGCCTATTTATCGTTATAGATCAGTTGGTTGCGTAGGTTTCGGGGTCACCTTGACATGGTGGGGGTCGTTGGTTCGAGTCCAATCGCGCCTACCAAACAAAATCCGCTCTGCTGGGCGGTCTAGAAGGGCTCACCGAAAGGTGGGCCCTTTTTTGTCGTCTGCGATTTGCAAAACTTTTGCAGAACGTCCCACCTCAGAACGCCAATCGGCGCCTACCTCCAGAGTGAACTCCGTGGACCGGTAGATCCAGCCATGTCTGTCGCCGGCGCTGATGCACCTGGTTGGTGATGCGCTTCACGAAGGCCCCTGGATCAGGATGTTGTTCTCGCAGGCGATGAGCCGGGCGCGTTTGGTTTCCATGCTCATGACCCTGGCCGCTTCGATGAATGTGCGTTCGGCTTCGGCGAACTCTCGTGAGCGGCCTGGGTGCGAATTGACAGCACGCCGAGGGCGTCCCGGCGTTGTTGCCGCAATGGGTGCATTTGCATGGTTGATCCCTAGGGTTTGATGTAACTCACCAGTGAATCATTGAACCGACTCACGGTCTTATCGCGGACTTTAGCTTTTAGGACGTTCAAATGAAGCGTGTAGTAATAATGTTCATGGCCATTTCAGGCTCTCTCCTGCTGGCAGGTTGCGGGCCTCACTGGCACGACGGAGATAGGTACGGTCGTGATCGGGGTTATGATCATGATCGTGGCTACGACCGAGGGCATGACGATGATCGAGAGCACTACCGCAGACATGATCGTCGCTACGATGATCACGGGTATGAGCGCAATCGCGATCGTGATGACGATAGAGACGACTAA